ACATTCTTAGCTGTGTAATTTTAGCTGCGCCAATCGCCAATGACGCGTCCCTAGAACAAATTATTGGTCGTATTATGCGTCAACATGAAGGAAAATTAAACCCTCTAGTCATAGACATGAACTTTAGCGGCCCTTCAGATCGTAAGCAGAATAGAGATCGTCAAGCCTTTTACTCCCGCAAAGGCTGGGACGTAGTGGGTGCATAAAATTACACTTGTATAGTATATCTTTTTCTGATATAATATATGTTCTCTGGAGTTATAATGGCCTTATTCTTTAACCTTCAAACTTTGGAGACACAGTCACTAAATGATGCTAATAAATTTATGGCGATGCTTGAATATCACTATTCTAAGCGGCTTCCATCGAAATATAGCAAGTATCTCCCTAGCAAAGTCCCACTCAATGGAACCAGCTACCTATTGAATCCCTTAGCCTTATTTAACGATAAGTCAACAGATATTCTATATAAGCTGCAATACATTAAGCTGGCAGGACGTAGAGATTATAGCCTTTACAAGCTATATAAATACAAAGCTCTACAGTTATCGTACTACCCTGATATAATATACGATACAATTAAGCACAATCCGTTACTAACAATAACATCGACAGAAATTACGTTTAAATACGAGGAAATATAAAATGGCACTAGCATTCTCAGCAACCAAAGGTAAAGCAGTTAAAAACTCTCATGAGTCCTACACTTACAAAGATGGTGAAAACACAGTACGTATCGTAGGCGGGATTCTACCCCGTTATGTATACTGGTTAAAAGGTTCTAATAACAAGGACATTCCAGTTGAGTGCTTGGCATTCGACCGTGAAAAAGAGAAATTCACAAACGCAGAAGTAGACCACGTTCCTGCGTTCTTCCCAGATAAGAAGTGCTCATGGAGCTACAGCGTTAATGCCCTAGTCGATGGCAAAGTAGTTGTTCTAAATCTGAAAAAGAAATTGTTTGAGCAGATTTGCTCAGCAGCAGAAGATTTGGGCGACCCTACTGATCCTACAGATGGATGGGACGTTGTATTTAAGCGTGTGAAGACTGGCCCATTGCCATTCAATGTTGAGTACACACTCTCAGTATTGCGTTGCAAAAAGCGTGCCCTGACAGCAGCAGAACTCGCAGCAGTAGCAGAGTCAATCACTATTGATGCCAAGTTCATTCGTGCTACCCCAGCCGAAGTTCTTACTACCCTGGAGCGTATCAGCGCTGGAGCAGAAGAAGAAGTTGCCGAAGGTACAGACGCAGAAGCCGTTTCCGATCTGTCTGCTTAATTAAAAACAGCCCCTCATAGAAATATGTAGGGGCTTTTTGCACTATGAAAAACAAAGATCTAATTAAAGAGATGCAGGAAAAACATAAATCTGCACTAAAGGATGCTGCTAATTATATGGATGTTATACTAGCAATACAAAAAGTATGTAAACATGACTGGCAATATGAAGGACATGGACATAATGATAGCTTTTATATTTGCAGTATTTGCGGCAAAGAGGAGCGTAGATGAAGGTTCTTTTCACAGCGGACATTCACATTAAGCTAGGTCAGAAAAACGTTCCTATTGAGTGGGCTAAAAACCGCTATGCTATGATGATTGAGCAGCTTGCTACTCATAGTGCAGAATGCGATCTTTTAGTTCTAGGTGGTGATGTATTTGACCGTATGCCTACAATGGATGAACTAGAAGTTTACTTCGATCTAGTTGCATCCATTACGATTCCTTGCATTATATATGCAGGTAATCATGAAGCCCTTAAGAAGGATACTACATTCTTTAGTTATCTAAAGAAAAGTACTCAGCGTCTTAATAGCTTAGTTACAATTATTGATGACTATCATAGCATTGATAATATGGATTTCATTCCATACAATAAGCTAAAAGAGTTTGAAAAAGCTCCTCATCTAGTACACGGCAATGTTTGCTTTACTCATGTACGTGGAGAGATTCCACCACACGTTAAACCAGAGATTGATCTTAGCCTACTAGATCGTTGGGACTTAGTACTAGCAGGGGACTTACATAGTTATGAAAACTCTCAGAGAAACATTCTTTACCCTGGCAGCCCTTGCACTACTAGCTTTCATCGTAATGTCGTGGATACTGGGGTCATTATATTTGATAACCTTACTCTCGAACATTCTTGGGTTAAGCTTCAGCTTCCTCAGCTAATACGTAAAACTATTCAAGCAGGCGATGATATGCCCGCTACAGAATATCATCACACAATCTATGAGATTGAAGGTGATATGGCTGAGTTAGGCGCTCTAGCAGATTCTAGTCTAATCGACAAGAAAGTTGTTAAGCGCGAAACTGATACAGCACTAATACTTGACCCTAAAATGACGCTCGCCGGAGAACTTCAAGAGTACCTCTTGTACATTCTCCAATTGCCGGATAGTACAGTGGCCGACATTGTTCACATCCTGCACGATAACATGGATAAAATTGCACTAGAATGATTACATTTAAAGAAATTAGATGGGGTAATGCATTTTCCTATGGCCCCAGTAATGTGATTAAGTTGGACGCAGGTCCGCTTACTCAGATTGTAGGAAAAAACGGTCACGGTAAGAGTTCCATAGCCCTAATCATCGAAGAAGTGCTCTTTAACCAAAACTCGAAAAAGATTAAGAAGGCTGATATTCTTAACCGCTATACTAAAGATAAAAATTACTTTATCGAGTTGAATTTCAACAAGGACGGTATAGAATATGAAGTCATCACTACTCGTACTGCTACTAGCAGTAGCATTAAGCTTATTCGTGACAAAGTTGATATTAGTAGCCATACGGCTACGGGCACATATAAGACGCTTGAGAACGTGCTCGGCTTTGACCACAAGACCTTTAGTCAGATTGTATATCAAAGCAGCGTATCGTCGTTGGAGTTCCTTACTGCAACGGATACGGCGCGTAAGAAGTTCTTAATCGAACTACTTAATCTGACTGTATACACTAGAGCTGCTGATGTGTTCAAAGAGCAGGCTAGTGGTGTTAGTAAAGCGGTTGATGTACTACAGGCTAAAGTATCGACTGTTAGAGCTTGGTTAACCAAGTACACTAACGAAGATTTGTCAATCAAAGAATTAGAAGAAGATGTTGCAGCTCCTGTGGAACTCACAGCTGAGGTAACTTTAAAGACTAATGAGCTTGATAATATCGAGACAACTAATAAACGTGTAATTACTAATAATAAATACAAAGAGTTGCTTGATGCTATTGTAGTGGGTAAAGCTCCTGATGCAGCAGCTATTGATGTTACCGATCTTAAAGTACAGCTTGCTACAATGCAAAAACAGCTGAAAGATGGTAAGACCCTGGCAGCTAAGTGCGATGGGCCTACTAGTACTTGTACTACTTGTACTCAAACCATTGACAACAGTACAATGTACGCAATGGTTAAGCAGTTTGAGTTCTCCAAGCTAGTGCTTGAAGGTAATATTGCTGATATTAGTGCAAAAATACTAGCAAATGAAAAGTTGGTAAAAGAGTGGAAAGCATATAATGATAAGGCTCTAGAAGTAGAGAAGTATCATGCATTGTACGATACTACTATGTCTTCGCAAGTTTTGGATGCTAACGTACTTTCCGCAGATATTCTAGCACTAGAAAAGCGCATTACCAAGATTAACGCCGAGATCACTAGAATTAAAGCGGCTAACAAGAAATCGACAGAGCATAACTCTAAAGTAGCCGTTATTTCTGCTCAAATGGCGGATATGCGAGATGAGCTAGATACTCACTCTTTGGAATTAATTACTAAGACTAAAGAGCTATCTAATCTTCAGGTGTTAGTAAAAGCCTTCTCAACTACAGGCTTAGTTGCCTATAAGATTGAGTGTTTAGTTAAAGACTTAGAAGAACTAACTAATCAGTACTTGAATGAACTATCGGATGGCAGATTCCAGTTATCGTTTAAAGTATCTTCATCGGATAAATTGAATGTTATTATTACTGACAATAGTCATGACGTGGACATCATTGCTCTTTCTAGCGGCGAGCGCGCTAGGGTTAATGTGGCTACTCTGCTCGCTATTCGTAAACTTATGCAAACGCTATCTAATAGCCGGACTAACCTACTTATCCTCGACGAGACAGTGGAAAATCTTGATGCAGAAGGTAAAGAGAAACTGATTGAAGTTCTATTAGCTGAGGAGAATCTTAATACATTCTTGATTAGCCACGGCTTTAGTCACCCACTATTGGAGAAACTACAAGTGGTAAAAGAGAAAAATATGTCAAGGATTGAGGCGTAATGGCAACGGTAGACCCTAGAGCTAAGGGAGCCAGAGCCGAGACCACAATCCGTGACCAGCTTCGTGCACTCACAGGTCTGCAATGGGAAAGGGTACCTAGCTCAGGTGCCCTTGACCCTAAACATGGGCTAAAGGGTGATCTTTACGTACCTAATGAGAAGAATCTTTACGCGGTAGAAGTTAAGCACTATGCGGAAGATCACTTAACTAGTGCAATTCTCACAGGTAAATCACCTCAATTCTTTGAATGGTGGGATCAAGCTGTGCGTCAGGGTAAGCAAGTAGATAAATGGCCTTTGTTGATCTTTAAGCATGATCGGTCGAAGGTCTTTTGCGCTTTTCAGGACATGCCTAGCAGTGACTATAGATACTTCTTTATCAATGCATTAGGCAATGAAGTGTATGTGGCTCTTTTAGACGATTTTGTGACTCACGAACAACCAAAATTTATACTTGCATAAGGTTGCCAAAACTGCTATAATACACTCATGACCAAAACTTTTAAACAAATGAACACAA